ACAATGGTAGCGGCGAGGAGACCAAAAAATATTTGGAGGAGCAGTCAATCGCCCGAGTGAGTGATGCGGAAGGGGCGGGGATACATCGGATGTGGAATATGGGAGTGGAGATTGCGCTAGAGAAGGGATCAGCTTGCAACATCACCTTCCTTAATAATGATCTGATCCTCGGCGATGACTTCATTCGGACATTGGCGACGGCACTTAGGTCAGGACATCGGTTGATGGCGATCTCGCCGAACTACGATGGGCGAGTGATTCCTTGCACAACCATCTACGACCGAATCTGTGCCAATCAGTATGATGGCAAGGGAGGCGTTCCTGGGTTCGCTTTCATGGTCAAGGGTGAATGGTTCGCCGATGGGTATCGATTTCCCGAGGAGTGTATGTGGTGGTTCGGTGATAACGACATCCTCAACTCAATGCTCAAGAATGGATATTTTTGGGGGATCACCCCTAATGTCTCGGTCGATCACATTGGGGGCGGGGGTCAGACTGGCGACTGGGATGCATACATGGCAAGCCCGGTGTTCCAAGCGGACTCATCCGCATTCTTTGCCAAATGGCCAAAGGGAATTTTTGTTCCGCCACCATTTTGATGTCCTTGGATTTTGACCGAGGTGGGCGGGGGTATGGCGTAACCCTTGCCCACCTAGGGTATGGAGGGTTCACCGAGTTGCGCGAGTTACACTGATGACCTCGGTGAATCTGCCAAAATTACAAATGGACGCCATGTTCGGAATGGCCCGACTTTTTAAAATGGGGGCGGGGGTATGCGGTGATTTTTACCATAGGAGGGCGGGGGTGCATTGCCGAGGATTCCATGAGAGGGCGGGGGTGTGGTTGCCAGTGGTTCAATTCCGCTGACCATCTATGTTCGGAATGGTAGTCCCGGCGATTAGCAAATCAAGCTCCGCCAATTCTATGAGTCACTGGGGGTGTCCCTTGTATTTGATTTTCAAACTGGAGGGCGGGGGTATGTTGCCAGACGCTGAGAATAGAGGGCGGGGGTGATGTTCGGAATGGCCCGAAATTGGAATGAGAATAATGTTCGGAATGGTAGGTTCGGGAAGCGGATCTATGTTCGGAATGGCAAGTTCGGGAAATATGGCAATTATGGAATTTATGGAAATTATAGTAATTATAGAACTTATGGAGATTATGGGAATTGCTGATAATTATAGAACTTACGAAACTTATGGAACTTGCGAATAATTATGATGTTCGGAATGGGGCGTTCTGAATAAAAAATAATGTTCGGAATGGTAGGTTCGGAAAATCCGATTATAATTTTCATATTCTCCATATTTTCCATAATCCGATTCAGAATACAAAAAAATACAATCGTGAATAGATTTGAATACAATTGGGAATAGAATGGAATAGAACACAAATAGAAGCATATTTCACGAATAATCGATGAAATAAAGCTTGCCTTGCCTTGCCACGCCACGCCACGCCACGCCTTGCCACGCCTTGCCACGCCACGCCACGCCTTGCCACGCCACGCCTTGCCACGCTACGCTACGCCTTGCCCTGGCAATCACCTTGCCACGCCACGCCTTGCCTTGCCACGCCACGCCTTGCCACGCTACGCTACGCCTTGCCCTGGCAATCACCTTGCCACGCCACGCCTTGCCTTGCCACGCCACGCCTTGCCTTGCCTTGCCACGCTACGCTACGCCTTGCAAGCGAAAACAAAAAAGGGAGAAGCTTAAAAGCTTCTCCCTTTTCATCCGGCGGTTTCCTTTCCTTATTTTTTCCCCATCACGCTTTGAAAAAGCACAATCTTTTCTTTTTCCGTTAATTTATTAAGCATGGTTAAAAGCTTAATTTTCAAATGATTTTCCTTTGCCCAATTGGCAAAAAGCTTTTCAATCTTTTTAGTTTTCATTTTTTCTTTGGTGTTGGAATTGGCGCTTGGATTCTCTGTTTACTGATCCCAATTCGAATCGATATGATCCCAATCAATAATTCGCTTAGCGTCTGCGCGTCCAATACGCTTGAAATAATTTGGCCCGCATGAATAAGGCAAAGGATTCCCATGAGGAGAAAAAAACATCTGATGCACCATCTAAGAAGATTCGTGGGCCAAAAGATCAATCCAAACATTATTTCCGCCCCCCATTAATCCAAATCTTAGCCAACGCAATTGCTTCCCAATTGTTTCCAAGCTTGGCAAGCAAATATCCGGCGGCAAAGCTCCCGCTTTTAATGAAATAGCTTGAATCATTTTCACTTTCATCATTTTCAAAAATTGCCATGTGAATACAAAGAGCTTCATTATTAATCTCTTCAAACAATTCGTGATATTGTCCTTCTGTTTTATTATTGATGCTCATTATTCTTTCCCCCCCACTTGAATCACGAAACCACTCGTATCTTGTTTTCCGCTTCCCTTTGATCTTAATCCTACGATAGTACCTTTGCCACTTTTAAAGATTGGATCAATAAAGCGGGCGTCGGTTTCGTCTCCATCGATGACGATACGACCTTGATATTCCAAAGGCAAAGCTTCCCCTTTTTTAGTTGAAAATACCATTGCAACTGAAATGCCCATTGGCATTTTATTAACCCAATTCTGATTTGATTCGCTACGGGAAAAGGTTAAATGGTAGTTTGCTGGAAGCTTTCCTTGAGAAAATTTTAAAGCACGAAATGGATTTTTTGAATAATCGTAGAATTGCACATCTGGAAAGCTTTCCATCAAATTCTTTCCATCTTTTCCCTTTTCCAATTCCCATCCAATATCAGAAGTTCCATTCAAGCGAACGGCGGGCCTCATTCCCTCCTTTTTGCTCTTTCGAATATGGGAAAGAATGTCCTTTTTTAGAAGCTCAACAAAGGCTTTTCTATCGCTTAGAAAAAGCTTTGCCTTTGTTAATCTAGCGTGCTGGACGCTTCTAAATTTTCCCATGCCAGCGGTGAATAGGCATGAAAACAGGCATCCCTTACTTGCAAATGGGCAAAGATTGACTCCGGAGATTGAACCGGGGGCGAGGTAAAGAATAGCGGTTTTCACCCCTAATTTTTCGCCTTTGATTGTTTTTACGTTTGAATAGCTAAGTAGTTTCATTTTATTGGATTGGATTGGGTTAAATTAAAGTTGAGTTAAATTCTCTTTCGACATCGTGCGCTTCTGACAATGTCTTGCAATGAGCAATTGTTGAGCGTCCGTTCCAGCGTGTTCCGTCTGACATAGTTTTAGGTTGGCACACTTGATAAAAAACGACATAGTTTGCATCTTTGAAAAGGCGCTTTGAATGGTATTTTTTAATTATTGCTTTCGTGATCATAGGATTAAGATTGGATACCAAAGTTTGATTTAAGCTTATTCACCAAATAGTCAGCTTGTTTCTGTTTGAGCTTGACGAACGTCCTTCCCGCTTTCCTGTCGTTTGTTTCGCCTGTGTGGCAAGCGATTAAAAACCATGAATCTTTTCCCCTTTGGAGGGTGACACTAGAAACCACCCTTCTCCATTTATAGGCCATTGGAATTTTTCCGCCGCTACGAATATGAACGATCGCACCTTGGCGATGGGTTAAGGGGAGGTTAATGGATTTAAGCGCCTTCTCTGCTACGCTTCCCATTCCGTCCCATTCGATGAAATAGAAGCAGTGGACGCGGGCTTTCCCTTGGGCAAGCTTGATTGCTTCCCAAGCTTCTTTTGATTTGATATTGATTTTCATGGCCGTATCAGTTAAACCAGATTGTGATGACACCGTTCCGCGCATGGCTAACTGGCCATCCGTCTTCAATCGCGATATAGAATCCTTGGAAGGATTTCCCAAGACTCCATCCACTGCGCGGGTTATTGAGCAGTCTTGAGCAGACGCTCACCGCTTGGGTGATTGTCTTGTAGCTTCTGGCATATCCATTTTCAGGACTGTATTGCCGCGAATCGTTTGGAACTTCTGATGATTTACAGATAGTGATTCCTGTTTTTATTTTCATGGTATTTGGTTTATTGGTTGTTTGTTGGTTGTTTGGGGAGAAGGTAAAGGGAAGCCGCTGAAACCTTCACTAAGGCCCATTTAAGGACATTGGAGAGGGTGAGGGTGAGGGTGAGGGTGAGGGTGAGGGTGAGGGTTAAGAGGGTGAGGAGGGTGAGGGTGAATAGTTTGATCTTCATTAGTAGATGAACGTGAGGAGGAGGAGCGCCACCCCGCTTGCCAACGCTAGCAATGGGAGATTGATTGAATCAATCATCTCCTCAAGTTGGGAGAGAGGGCGAGGGGAGGGAGGGATTGGGGGTAGAAAAGAAGGGAAGTTTTCTGGACGAATAAGCCTAATTGTAATCTCTCCATCTTCACGAAAGCGAACGTCAACGCCGGAAGTTGAAATGAGCTCAATTTGGCCAAGCTTTCCAAGAAACCGCACCCACTGGCCAATCTGAAAAGAGTGGGGAAGATGAAGATTTAAGCTTGATTCGTGCATCAATTTGATGACGAGGAGACGAGTGAGAACGATAGTTTTCTGGAATTTCATTGGATTGGATAGGGTGCTTTTCATGTTTAAGAGTAAACACCCCTTTAAGATTGATTGCAAGCGGAAAATGAAAAAAAGTGAATATTTTTAAAGCGTTGAAAGTGAACAACTTAGAAGCGTAAAGGGGAGAGGGTGGAGAAAAGTTGCAAGCTTTTTTGAGAAAGTTTCGGAAAAAGTTGAGAAAAATTGATCGTGAGGAAACACGCTTGTAAATCATTGGTTGCAAGCAACTTAGGAGCATGGAAAAAGTGAGGAGTTCAAAAGTGAGGAGGAGAGAAGTGAGTGGAAAGCGTAAATCATTGATTGCAAGCGATTTATGAGGAAAGGGGAGAGGGTGGAAAGATTGTGTATATATAAAGGCGGAAAAGCGGGCTGGAAAGCGGGCTGGAAAGCGGGCTGGAAAGCGGGCTGGAAAAGGCCTCGCCTCACGCCCCAGGCATCGCCTCACGCCTCGCCTCGCCTCACGCCCCAGGCATCGCCTCACGCCTCGCCTCGCCTCACGCCCCAAAGATTTATTTCATGCGATTTTTTCAAGCGTATTTATGGAATGGATAATGCTTATTTATTGAATGAATTGAAATAGATTGCAAATTGAAAAAGAATAGGGGTGAGATACCAATGGAATAGGATGGTATTACCATTCTATTCGTATTCTATTCCCATTCTATTCGATTTGTATTCCATTGAATACAAATCTATTCGTTATGGTAATTATGGAGAATATGGGTAATATGGTATTTAAGAAATCTACCCACCCCCAAATCCATAGGATGGTTCAGCGTTGGCTCACCCCTAGACTTATGTTGCAAAATTTGTTAAATTAATTCGCATGAAGACAAAAACTAAACCTACAACAGATACCACTGTGCGTGCCGAGTCCATGAAAGCAGCATCGGCAATGTACGGTGTTTCAGTCGCTGACATTCGCCGTGCTAAGTATGGTGGCTGCACAGCATTTCGCAATGGTCGAATCCATCGAGATGAACTGCTACCGTGGCTCAAGGATAACCCGGCAAAAGCTGACGAACCACTTAGCGAGATGGGCTGGAAAGAGCGTCGTCTCAAAGCTCAAGTGGACAAGCTTGAGATGGAAGTCGCTCGCGAGAAAGGCAAACTTGTTGAGCGGCACACAGTGACCGAGGAATGGGGCAAGCATCTGACCTTCATCTTCGACACTCTGGACAAGTCAATGGATCGCCATGCCTACAATGCCATCGTCAAGGAAGTGAGGACTTACCTAGGCAAATACGCTTTCGGGTAAAATAGTTTGAGAAAGTTGTTGCGTTTCATCAGATCATCGCGCATCTTAGTGCTTCGTCGTAGATCTAGACAGGTTTTCCTAGATTACTGTGGCCTCCGCACAGCATTGCTAGCTAAGACCATCGAAACTACCTTGGCGGCTCTTTGAGCAGGCAACGACTGATTGGGGAGAACAAACCCCTTGAGGCGCATCGCTACAGGCGGCGTCCGATCTGAGTAGGGGTGAGGCCATTTATGAATACGACAAAACCATGAATCTCCGCCCTACTGATTCCGCAAAAACGTCGCGTGGCTGAAAAGGGCTGGTCACGGAGGTGGGTATCGAGCAGTAAGAGTTTAGGACGGGATGGCAACACAAAAACATCCCTAGAGTTCTCTGGAATCAATCGCTACAGAGCGATGCTCGCAGAGGAAATTCTGGTTCTTGCACCGAGAATTTCCGACTTGGAAAACGACCTAATTCGATAGCGACGGTAGTAGTCTAAGATACCCAATCCTGCCACTCCACCACACGGTGGGAGGGCAGGGTGGGTCTCCTTGCTTCACTCCTATTCTCCCGCTCTGGTAGTTGTCCTAGCTTAAGTCGCTGAGCATAAGCGATTAACCTCCGCAACTCTAAAGTGTGGTAGAACGACAAGCTTAAGCAGGGAAGCGCTAGCGTTAAACATTGCAAGCCCATATTCAGACTGGCAAATCCCAGAGTTAAAAAGATTGCAGAATGTCTGGTATCGCCTAGAGTGTGAGCATGACAGAACAGCAGATTTGGTTGGCGACATTGGCAAAGGGAATGATTCCCGAGAAGTTTGGCGGATCGATGGTCGAATACTTCGATGGCAAGCTTCGACTGCCTCACTCGACGCGCTACCCGATGTACATCGCCGAGGAGTCGCCGTGGTTGATTGAGCCAATGCGAGCCATTGGTGAGCCGGGGATCAAGCGTGTGGACGTCCGTGGCCCTGCTGGCGCGGCAAAGTCATTGATTGGCGAGATGCACATCGCGTGGACGATCGACAACGAGCCTGGACTCTACTACTACGTCCATCAGTCTGATCCTGATGGGACAGATGCAATGGAGGATAGAATCCTGCCAATGCTTCAAGCCAACGACTTTCTGGCAAGGAAGCTTCCTAACGATCGTCACAAGCAACGGATTGCAAAGATCGTGTTTCCACACATGAGTCTGTACTGCGTTGGAGCGAATATGTCCTCGGCGCAGAGCAAGCGCGTCAAATATTTGACGATGGAAGAACCGCATATGTACAAGGCGGGAATGATGACCGCTTTTGAGAAACGGTGCGAAGGGGTGCGGAATGCCAAAATTTTAACCCTCTCGACTGGGAGCGTTCTTGGCGACGAGTCAGACGCCGCCTACCAGTCTGGCACTTGTGAGGAGTGGCAAGTGCCATGCCCGCATTGCCGTCAGTTTCAACGCATGATTGACAGCAGAGACCGACTGATCTTTGAGCGATCGCCAGAGACCATCACCGAGAATGGTGAGTACATCTGGAATCGAATCCTGCCGACCGTCCGATATAACTGCGAGCATTGCGGATTGGATTGGCCGAATGACGAATCAAGTCGCCGATCGCAGGCGCAACTCGGCAGGTACGAGGTGACCAACCCAAACGCCCCGGCAAACCATCGCTCATTCCATTGGGAAGCTGTATCCGTGCATTACTTCGACCTTGGTCAAATACTCATGGAGAAGCTGAAAGCGTCAACAGCAGCCAAAGCGGGGCAAATTGAGCCACTCAGAGATTATATGCAGAAGCGACGAGCGTTGGCGTGGGACGAGTCTCCCGCTGACAGTGAGGCGAATATTGAGTTTGACCGAATTAAGGGCGCGTACTTGAAGCGAGAACCATTTGATGGCGAGATCGGGCGCTTCCTGTGCATTGATAACCAAGCAGGGCGAGCCAGCAAAGGCGAAGGCGCTCATCGATGGTACGTCTGCCGGGCGTTTGGTCAGTCCGAATCCCGCATCATTGACGAGGGGCGAATCGTCACTTGGGAGGAGTTGGAGGAACTACGTATCGAACTTGGCGTTGAACCTGGGCGAACACTTGTGGACATCGCGTTCGACACTCAAGCAGTGCAAGAAGTGTGCGTTCGATACGGATGGCAAGGATTATGGGGCGACTCAACCAATCGACGCGAGTTTCCGCATCATGAGAATTTTAATGGCCAGCGGATTGTCCGAAAATATCCATTCTCCTCGGTCAACGTAGGTCACGTGGGCATTGGCAAAGGAGGCAAGGTGCGTCAGGCGAGATACTTCTTCTGGGCGCAACAACCAATCAAGAATATGTATCATCGGATGCGCGGCGGCATGAGTACCTACAAATTCACCGCTCCGCAAAACGTCTCGGTTGAGTACCAAAAGCAAACCTCGGTTGAGTTTAAACGGCAGGAAGTAGACAAAGCAGGGCAGAAAAAATGGTCTTGGACGGTGTCAAAAGGTAAGGCAAACCATTTACTTGATTGCGATCAGATGTGTCTAGTAAGCGCCTTGCTCGACGCAAGATTGCGCTCGGTATTGTTCACCACAGGAGATGCGGCAATGGAAGAGGTGGAAGCTAATGTTGCAGAGTTATAAAATTCATGGTAGCCATAGTCTATATGGCAGTCAGACAATTGCTGGTTGGTTGTACCGTAGCCGAATTAAATGAAATTCGTGCTGCGGCATTATCTTGTATCGTTGCTAATGCGGTTCGCGGAATTAGCTACTCCATCGCAGGAAGGCAGTTTACCTTCCCGAGTTTGGAGTCTGCGGCGGGAATGCTCCAAGAATGCAACTTTGCACTTGGATTGTTGAACGGAACAAGGTCTATGAATGTTCGTGCAAACTTCAATCCATCCATCGGCAAAGGAACATCGTAAATGAAACCATCCATCCTTGATCGGGCAATTGGAATCATCTCGCCAATTGCGGCAGTCCGCAGGTTTGCAGCAAAGCGCCTGCTCCATGCTTTTTCCTATGATGGGGCGCAATTCACAAACCGCAGAGCAAATGGCCCAGCGCAGATTGCTCCCAACTCGTTTCAGGTTCAGCGCGATCGATTGCAATTGCTCCGCGAAGCTACTGACCTAGAGAATAACTTTGCTCCAGCAAAGGTGCTGAATCGTAAATACGCGATGTACGTAGCGCCTGTTGCATACCATGCACAGACTGGCGACTCCGCTCTGGACGCAGACATTGAGCGGTGGCTGAACAACGAATGGTTTCCTCACTGCGACTCAGCAAACCGAGGAGTGGATTTCTTTCGCCTGATGGAGTTCGGCGTCCTCGGCATGAACCGAGGTGGCGACTACGGATGGGCATTTGTTCGCCCCGGCAGTGATTCGTCAATGAGTTACGAGGAATTGATCCGCCTGCCATTTCGCATTCAAGCAGTTGAGCCAGATAGACTTGGAGGTGTTTACCAGAACGTGGTCTCCGAGGACTATGTCAGTGGAGTCTGCATCGGGCCGAATGGAGAACCAACGGCATTCCGCGTATTCCGCCGAGGCATGGCGGCAGGGCAGTACACCGATCCAGTCGATGTCCCAGCATCCCAGTTCGTCCACTACACAGATCCGATGCAGATCGATGCCTACCGAGGGGTAAGCAAATTGGACGCCGCTGTGGCAAATCTGCGTGACCTCTACGAGTTGATTGAGTTCACCAAAGGCAAATCAAAACTGGCATCGGCATTGACCATCTTCACCAACTCCATTGGCGCATCGGCCGGATCAGGATCAATGGACGGATATGCATCCACGCATTTTGACAACCAGCAAACTGGATTACAGCAGGACATTCAGTACGGTCAGATCAATCATCTGCCTGCTGGTCAAGACATCAAGTTTCCAGACTCCGCATCCCCAGGAGCAGAGACGCAGTACCTCATGCAGTTGCTCCTCAAGATGACTTGCATGAGCTACAACCTCCCCTATTCGTTCGGGTTGGATGCTACCAGTCTTGGTGGCGTCTCCAGTCGCCTTGAGAGTGAGCAGGCAAAAGCCGAGTTCAACCGAGGACAGAAAGTTCTTGCTCCATTGGCGCATCGAATCAAGGACGCTGCTCTGCTCGACGCTATTGCTAAGGGCATCTTCCCAGTTTCGGCGATGGAGAAAATTTGCTTTGGACGGTGGAGCTACCGACCACATCCGCAGCCCGACATTGGCAAGGAAGCAAATGCCAACATGAACCTCTATCAGAACGGACTGCTAAATCCTATGTCCTACTGGACTGAGGATTCCAAAGATCCCGAGAAGGTTGCGGACGACATGGTTCGTTGGGCAAAGATCAAGCGGGACAAGGCCGCCGCCGCTGGATTCTCGGTGGAAGATGTGTTTGGAGCAGGAATTGCTCGCCCAGCAAACATCAGTCAGTCTGAGTCAATGTCCACCTCCATCGTTCCAGATCCAGCCGATGTTGCAAAAGCCTCGGAAGAAACGCTCAGTGAGTTTGCCGCCGCAGATCGCGGAGAAATTAAGGCGTCACCAAAGGCTCCATAATAATGAATCCTCCCGACTACATTATTAGCGCAGCAAAGCGAGGACTGGAGTTCCTCCGGGAAGGGTTTGGTGGAGATGGATTGACCGAGGGGACAAAAGCTGCCGCTCGAAAGATGGCATCTGGCGAGATCAGTGAAGAGAAGGTCATCCTTGCAAATGCTTGGGGCGCAAGGCATTCAGTCGATCTGCAAGCAGGCAAAAACAACAATGCATCTCACGAAGATTACCCAGGAGCAGGTGCAGTTGCCCATTTTCTATGGGGAATCAATCCACTGAATCCGCAACCAGCAAGAGACTGGTTCAAAAACAAGGCGGAGAAAATAGCTGCCGACAAAAAACTCAGCGTTGGTGACGCCGATCAAAATTCAAATCCTATGTTCTTGGAAGCAATAAATACCGAGTCGCTAGTTGACGAGCAAACCAGCACTATTCACAGCGTGTCGTTAATCTCCCTCGGGGAGGCTAAGGGGCATCGATCAGACAAGACGGGATCAAAAGTCTTTGTGGATCGAACCACTCTCGCTCAAGTGTTTAAGTGCTGCGAAGAAAGCGGGACGCTTAAGGTCAAAGTGGATCACGGCAGCGGCGTGTTTTCGACCATTGGCTATGTGGACAAATTTGAATTGGAGGAATCTCGCGTCATTGGCGATTTGCACATCTACGATAGCGAAGAGGAATCCCCTAAGATATTTGAGATTGCTAGAAAGAATCCTGCTCACATGGGATTATCCCTTGAATTTATGGGTATGGACGAGGAAATGTCGGGAGGATGTATGGCTCGATGCGATCAAGTAATCACTGCCGCTCTAGTAAGTGATCCTGCCGCAAATAGTTCTCTATTTTTCTCATCTAAAGAAACTGTTGACTTACATAAACAATCTGTTACAAAAACAATAAATACTAGTAAAAATATGAAGTTCGAAACATCTACCGATCCTGAAGTGAAACCTGAAGCTAAAATGGCAGAGGGAGATCTTGCTGCTATGTTTGCCGCTCACATGGCTGAATATGCTGAGTTCAAAAAGTGCATGGCAAAAGATTATCCAATCAACGACACCGCAGAAGGTGCTGCTCCAGTTGGAGAAGATCCTAACATCAGTCCTGTGGTTAAGGGCAAGGGTTCGCTGGAAGATGCTGACACGGCTATGGGTGAGGACGTTCCTGAAAAAATAGAGAGTGAGAAGGACAAGGAAAAGGAACTTAAGAAGGCGGCGCAACTTGGCGCTGAACTTGCCATCAAGGCATTCGCCTCGAAAATGGGGATTCACCTTCCTTCCGCTGGCGCATCTACCGTGCCAACCAAAAAGAGCTTTGCTGAAATTGTCGAGTCCGAGACTAAGCGCTTTGACGGAGACAAGACCAAAGCAATGATTCACTGCATCAAGACCTATTCTGCGGAATACGCGGCGTCCCGCAACGTCCGATAACAATCAACAAATCAAATAACTCAAATTTATGGCTTCACAAAACGACAATGGATTTCGATCCTTCATCGCCAGTCCAGCAATCT